ATATGTGCAAGATGCAGGTGGGGACTATGTTGCCTTAACTCCAAATGTTGCGGGCTATGACGCTACCAATCCAACAGCATTAACTTACTTAGGTGAGTTAAGAGCTAGGGGTGGAAATGACTCTACTACCCAACAATTCAATGCAACTGCAACTCCTGCACAAAAGGCTGAAGCTGACAGAGTGTGGTCTATTGAAAAGGCTCGTCTTGATGAGATTGATAGAAAAAATGCTTTGAACGCTCCTACTGGTTTGCTTGGTGGTCAGGTAGATCAAGGTGCTAATCGTGGAGCAGATGCAAAAGCAGCCCCAAATCCAGCAGCTTTGCCTAAAGGTTTTCTTGAGGGTTTAGCGGCTATTCCTAACGTAACTGACCAACAGATCGTTACGGCTATGAAGACGGCTAATGTTTCTCCAAAGAACTTAGCTGATGGACTAGGAATCTCTGAAGGTGAAATAGCGGCTCGGGTTGCGGCTACTGTTCCAAATGGTCAAACTGTTCAACTTGGCGACACCATTGTTCAGCCTGTTTACCAAGTAACTGGTTCTGGAGAGAATGAACAAGTTGGTGGCATTGAGAATGTACTGACATACAGATCAAGCGATAACAAAGTTGGTGGCGGTTATACCCAATATGCCGCTGATGGAACATTTGAACGCTCTGGCACACAGATGAAGGTTAATGCTACAAAAGACTTTCTAAAATTTGCCTTGACTGCGGGTGCTTTGTTTGGTGGTGCGGCTTTGGCGGGTCTTGGCCCATCAGTGCAAGCGGCTGGTTTCACAGCGGCAGAGTTGACGGCATCTGGATTATCAGCCTCAGAAATTGCGGCACTTACTGCACAAGACTTAGCAATAGGCGGTACAAAAGGTGCTGGTTTATTAGCTGGTGGCGTAGGAACAACTGTTTTGGGAGCAGGGACAGGTCTAACAGCAGGTAGCAGTCTTTCGGGTTTAACTGCAGGTAGCACGCTTTCTGGTCTAACTGCGGGGACAGGGGCATTAACTGGTGCTAACACATTACTTGGTGGCGCAGCACTTGGCTCTACTCTTGGCGGTTTATCAACTGGTGTTATTGGGTCTACTTTAGGATCAACTCTTGGATCGACATTGGGATCAACTTTAGGTTCTACTGCTGGTTCTTTACTTTCAAGTGGATTGACTTTAGGTGGTGGTTTACTGCAAAGTAAGACATCTAGAGATGCGGCTATTGCTGCTCAAAAGATGATTGAAACTGAAACTGAAGCGGCTAAAACTGCTGCGGCATTTCGTCCAATTGGAATGACAACTCGTTTTGGAACTTCAAAGTTTGGTATTGATCCTGTCACTGGTCTACCTACTGCAAGTTACGCATTAACTGATGAGGCTAAAGCCATTCAGAAGAGACTAGATGTTCTTCAAGAAGCTGGACTTAAACAAGCAGAAGGCGCACAAGAGAAATTTAAGCCATTGCAAACTGGTGCGGAAAGTTTGTTTACCCTTGGAAACAAATATCTTGCTAAAACCCCTGAAGATGTTGCTAAAGATTATCTTACTTCACAGATGGCATTGTTGAAACCAAGCAGAGATTTAGAGTTAGCCAACATAGAGACAAGACTTAGAAACCAAGGTCGATTAGGATTGTCAGTGGCTCAAGGTGGTAATTTGGGTGCTGCATCTCCTGAACTACAGGCTTTGTATAACGCTAGGGCTACTCAAGAGGCTCAATTAGCGGCTAATGCTCAACAGTATGGACAACAGAATGTGTTGTTTGGTGCGGGTTTATTAGGTCAAGGCTCACAAGCTATGGGTCAATACTATGGCGGTCAGCAACAGGCTTACACGCCTTACACAACTGCTTTGGGACAAGTACAGAACTTGGAAAATTTGGGACAACAGCCTTACAACATGGGCGTAAATCTTGGACAGATTGGCGCACAAACAGGTTTCAATGTTGGTCAGCTTGGTTTAGGAGGTGCTAAGTTAAGTACCGCATTGGCAACAAGTGATGCGGCAACGAATAACCCTTACGCTCAACTTTTAGCTGGCTTGGGTGGTTCAACAGCTTTCGGCACTTTGGCAGGTAATGCCATAGGCGGCTTATTTTCTTAAGGATTTATCATGGCAGATATCGTAGCGGGTCTATTTGGCCTAACACCTGAAATGTATGGTGAGCAACAGCGTACAAACGCTTTAAGTGAAGGCATTCGATTGGCTCAACTAAGTCCTGCGGCTCGTGGTGCAGCATTGACGTATGGTGGTGCAAGGGGCTTTGGCAATGCTTTAGCGGGTGCTTTGGGCATTGAAGACCCACAACTGAAGATGATAAGCCAGACTAACCAACTCATGCAGGGGTTGGACTTGCGTGATCCAAAGTCTTTGGAACAAGCCGCTATTCAAGCCAATCAAATGGGAAATACCCAATTAGCTTTTAAATTACTTGAGGCAGCCGATAACGCTCAAATTAGATTGCAACAGGCGCAGGTTAGAGAGCAGCAGGCCCAAACTCAAAGACAAACTTCTTTGGCTCAACTTGTTGCACAACGTGCTTATCAGCCTGGCACTCCAGAAAGACCGCAAGTGTTGGACGTTCAAGAACAACAGCAGATGGCAGATCAAGGCACTCCAATGCCTGAGAATATTGCGGCTGTTGCACCAAGCTATGACATTCGCAGAGTAGCACCACAGTTGCAAGCACTTGGCGCACCTGGCTTTGCACAACTTAAAGCGGCTAGTGAGGCGGCTGCTTTTAGTAGACCCGAATACAAAGAGGCTGGCGGTGTTTTGTATGAGATACCTAAGTTTGGCGATAGTGGCCCAAAACAAGTGACTCAAACAGCTAGAAAAACAATCAATGTTGGAAATCGTGTTTTAGACGCAAACACAATGGAAGTTTTGTTTACTGCACCAGATGCAACTCCTGCGGCTGTTGCTGAATGGAAGGCATTTCAAGCATTGCCCAAAAATGAGCAGCAATCGTTCTTGCAATTACAGGCGGCAAAACGTCCATCTACAACGATCAATATGCCTAATGAGGGTGAGAGAAAAGCCGCAACTTTAGCAAATAGATTGAACTTTAGCGTTGACCAAATCAATCAGTCACTTTTAATAGACCCAACTGCTGCAATGCCAAACACAAGTATTGAAATTGCAAGATTTTTGACCCGTTCAGAAATGATTCCTAATAAATTTACATCAGCACAACGTCAAATTGTTGAGTCAGCACAATTAGACATTTTGGACGCTGCTTTAACTCTTGGAACTGGTGCTGCTTATACAAGAGAACAACTTGAAAGTTATCGCAAATCATACTTCCCCCAGATTGGTGACAAGCCAGAGAATGTGAAGGCAAAGAGAGAAAGGTTGCAAAACATATTGAGAAGTGCTGAGATTGCGTCTGGCAGGGCAAAAGTGCCTACCCCAATACCAACTTCTGGTGCTAATTTAGCTTCAATTATTACTGACTAGCAAGCAACTAAGGAACGATTATGGGACTAAGAGAAGACCAGATTGCACAAGCCAAGGCAATGACCACGCCTGATGGGCAAAGAATGTTTAGTGATGCTCAGATCGATGCTCACATCAAGCAGTTAGATTTGCAGAAAACATTTTCTCGAACTGTGCTTGATCCCAATCAACCAGAGCCGCCATCACAGATCATGCGATCAATGGCTCAAGGGTTAACGCTTAACACAGCAGATGAAATTGAGGCTTTTCTAACTTCACGTGGTGTTGATCGAGAGGAGACTCTGCGTGATATACGCATGAAGTTAAAGAACTACCAAGCAGCAAGCCCAATTGCGTCCACTGTTGCTGAAGGTGTAGGCTCTCTTCCCTTGGCTATGCTTGGTGCTCCTGCAGCAGCTACCAAACTTGTTCCTGCAATATCAAAGGTTGTCGGTGTAGGTACGGCTATGGGTGCGGCAAGTGGTGCTGGACGGGCTGAAGGAGACTTGTCTGATCGAGGCGAAGGCGCATTCTATGGCGGTCTTAGTGGTGGTGCTGGTTCTGGTACTGTATTTGGTGGGTTTAAATTACTTGGAAAAATAGCCGATCCATTGCTTGACCTTGCTACTAGAAAATTTGGAGGCCGTGTTTCTAAAACTGTTGAAACAGAAATACAAAGACTTGTTGAAACAACAAGATTAACACCTGATGAAATTGTCCAAAGAATTGCTAATGGTGAGCCTTTGTCTGAAAATGCGGCTTTAGCTGCTGCGGTGAGGTTGTTATTTACTCAGGGTGGTGAATCTTCAGAGATCATCCGTCAATCACTGACAACTAGGCCAGGTCAATTGCGTCAAGGTGCTAAACAGCAGTTGCAAACTGATTTAACCGAAGGGTTACCAACAACTGTTCAAAGTCCTGCTGGGCCAATAAAACCAACAATTGATCCTAACGTATTAAGACGATTTAACGCATCTGAGCTAGAAAGATCAGAGGCTTTGAATGCGATGTACGAAACTGCTTATGCTGAAGGTGGTGGTGTTACTGAAGGAATGCTCTCTGCCTTTCGTGAGTCTTTGAAGCGTTCACCAAGTGCTGTGGGTGAGATAAATAAACTGCATCTTGCCAAAACTGGTGAGAAACCATTTTTTACAGTTGGTAAAACAGGTGAAATTTCGTTTGTGAGAGCACCAACTTTGCGAGACATGGAATTGGCAAGGCGTGGCATTCAGAAAGATATTAACCAGATGTGGAAAACTGGCAATGGTGATGTTGCCAAAGAACTGAAGCCATTTGAACTTGCTTTACGGGGTGAAATCAATAAGTCATCTCCAGCCATAGCAGATACAAGGCAAACGGCATCATTAAATAAGGTAACTTCTGAATCATTTGATGCTGGAAAATTAGCCTTTGGGAAAAGTCCAGATCAAATGTCTATTGATTTTGAAAAGATTGTTGCCAAAGGCCCAGACGCTGTTTCATCATTTCGTGCTGGCGTAATGGATCAAATTAGAAATAGGTTTATGAATCCTGGAGACAGAACAGCTTTGCTTGGAAAATTAGCAGACCCAGAAATAAGAGAGGGTGCAATCCTAAGAATCATTTATCCACAGGATAAGGTTGAAGGGATATTAAAACTTGCATCTACAGCAGCGCAATCTCAAAGACAAGCGGGTGAAGTTCTTAAAGGGTCATCAACATACGCAAATATGGCACAAGCAAAACAACAAGGCGTAAACATTTCAGCACAAGAAATTACCGCATCATTAAGCGGTGATCCATTTACAATTGCCCGTGTAGTGGGTAAATTTGTAGATGCTAAATCACCAAATCTAACCCCAGAACAGAAGCAACAAGTGGCAAAGATTTTGATATCTGAAGACCCAAAGATTGTGATGAATGCTTTGCGAGATGAAAGTGGCTTGGCGATGCTTCAGCAAAAGATTCAATCTGCAAGCAGTAGATTTACTAGAACAGCACCTGGCCTGTTTAGTTCTACTGCTACACCCGCATTGCAGTCTTTAATTAGTGGTCAATAACTGTACAAACCTCATAAGTACCAATTGAAATATTATGTTAAGTTATGAAATGGCTTACTTTTACAAAACTTGGCTAAGAACATGAAAGATTGGACTGTTGCTGTAACTAGCGCAGTCCTATTTTGTGTGACTGTCATCTGGTGTTTTTACATCGTTGTTTGGGCAATTTCGTGAGATGGCTAATAGCACTTGTTTTAACTCTCTCACTTCACTCTACAGGACAAGACCTCTGTAGCGTCAGAGAGTTTTATGGGATAGCTTATGCAATACACAATCCTACTGAGCGTCATCAACAAATGTCTGCTTGGTTAACAAAGCACAAAACATTGTGTAAAAGTTCCGACATGACAGTCATTTGGAACAATTTGAGTGAATGGGCTGGGAGTGCAGATTCTGCTGAGTTGAGACATAAGGTTGTTATTGCTTACAAGGATGCTTTATTAAGAGAGAAAAAATGACCATTGACACGATCAAGTTGTTTCCAACTGTCCAACCCTCTGGGTATCCAGACAGGCATGACCTTGCTCAAGTGAGGCTAGAGAAACAGCATGAAAGAAATAAGGCAAATGAGTTAGCCAAACAAAAGCAGATAGAACTGCAAGACTTAGCGTTTGAGATTTACTGTAAGAAGACAGTTCAAGAACGACTCCGCATGGAGATATTTCAGAATCGTAAACTGGATATATACGCATAATGGTTACAAGAAAACCCCCTGCCAAGGTAGCACCTGTTAAAAGGCGAGCACCAAGGCCAAAACCAGAGCAGACAATCAATGTGTCAATGGCTGCACCTGTTGCACCAAAGGCTGAGTCTAAAAAAGATGACAGCACACTTGGCAAAATCATTGGTTTGATCGAGTGGGTAGACAATCCTTTTAAGCTGTTTACTGTCATTCTCCTTGCGTTTCTAGCGTTTGCTGGCTACTTTGCGTGGGACTCTAGGCAAGTGCTGCTCCATGCAATTACAACGCAAGACAAGATGCCTCAACTGGCAAAGCAAGAGAACTTACTTGCCCCAGCCCGTAGCTTGCTTAAAGACGTTGACGGCATAGTTTTGCTAATTCACAAAGCTAACCTGGCAACAAACTCAAGAACCACAGTGCTGGCCTTGAACGCTGATGGCTCAAGAGAGAAGTCAATGGAAGGCACAGTAACGTCCCTGTTTAACGCATCAGCAGATCGCAATGGTGCAATGGTTGCCATGCTCAATGGTGAGGTTCTTTGTGAGGAGTTCAACCCATCGTCCAAGGTGGGTGAATGGGGTGTTAAGCAAGGTGTGAAGTTCATGTGTAGAGGCTCAATCCCGCCAGACTTAGGCAAGTTTGCGGGATATGTAGCTATTGGATTCAAAGAAAAGCAAGAGGACATTGCTGCTTTAAAGACTCGGATTAACTTGGCTTCAACTGATATGGCAGAGGAATAATCATGCTTTCACTATTTTCAACTCTTGGCGGCTTGCTTATCTCTGGTCTGCCAAAACTTCTGAATTACTTTCAAAACAGAGATGACCAAAGGCATGAGTTAGCCTTGGCCCGTGTTCAAGTTGAGATGCAACTCCAGATGATGGCTCAAGGCTTTGCGGCTCAAGAACGCATGGAGGAGATTCGCACAGATCAGATTGCCATGCAAACAGATGCCCAGATGACCGAGGCGGCTCTAAAGCACGATGAGAAGGTCTTAGAGAAAGCTTCCCAATGGGTTGCTAACTTTGTAGGCACTGTGCGCCCGATTGTCACTTACATCTTCATCTTTGAACTGTGTGCAATCAATGCTTGGATTGCTTACTACGTTTACAGCAGACCCAATTTGGTCAACAACATGGATGATTTGATTAGAGTTTCAGACATTATTTTCTCAGGCGATGAGATGGCAATGCTTGGAGCAATTATCGGGTTTTGGTTTGGCTCACGTTCATGGTCTAAAAAATGAAAATAAGCAAAGAAGGCGAACACCTAATGCACTTCTTTGAAGGCTACAGGAGCAAGCCATACAGGTGCAGTGCTGCCATCTGGACTGTTGGGTGGGGTCACGCTATGTATGCAGACCAACTAAGCCTACCAAACGTGCGTAAAGAGGGTTACACGGGGCTTATCAGGTCTGACTATCAACTCAAAGAGGGAGATGCCCGTGTTTGGTCTAAAGATGAACTGGTCGATTTGTTCAAGGTTGACATCAATACTTTTGAACGTGGTGTTCTTCGACTTTCTCCTAATCTTGTTAGTCATCAAAGCAAATTCGACGCTTGCGTTTCTATGGCGTACAACGCAGGTCTAGGAAACTACCAACGCTCCACAATCCGCATGAAAGTTAATCGTGAGGATTGGGAGGGTGCAGCAGAAGCCTTTATGTCGTGGACTAAGGCGGGTGGTAAAGAAGTGGCTGGCTTGGTCAAGCGTAGAAAAGCAGAAGTAGCTTTGTTTAAAACCTGACTACAGAGCCGCACCCAGAGCCTTTAAACGCTCTAGGTGGGCTGTTGTATGCCTTGCCCGTTTGACAGTATCAATTGACTTTAAAGTGGCCTCATTAGCCAGTTTGAGGTTTTTTAATTTTGTCATTTTCTCTCTTGGAATGCAATTTGGATCTTTTGCAACAATGTCAGCAAGCTTCTCATACTCATCTTGCCAAGTTTCTAGCGTTTCAGAACTTATATGAGGCGAATCCTTTGTGGGAATGTAGATATGAAATAAGCCAGTTGTAGCAACCGCAACAACTTCAAACACTTCCTCCTTGTTTATTGTCTGCTTTGGTTTTTCAACTTTCTTAGGAGCAACTAAATCAAGCGGGTTGGCTGGCTTTCCTGTTGGAGTGGCAACAACATGAGTTGTGCCATCAGCATCATTGTCACCCTCGGTTGGTATACAGAAAGTTTGCAAGCAAGCGTACTTATATGCCGCTGACATGGCTTTGTTGGTTGCCTTGTCTCCAGAATCCATTGCCTCGCCTGGCATAGAGACAACGTGGCAAGACCCATCCTTTGTGGAGACAAAAGTAAAGTCAACATTTACAGTCACATAGAAAAGTGATCGCCCATTACCAGACATTCTTTCAATGACTTCACGGGATTTAATTGCGGGGAGTATGCACAGACCAACATCCGCAAGGATCGGTGCTAGAGCGTTGTAAACGTCATCAATTCCCCGAAAGGAATATCCCTGCTGTTCATTGCGTCTTTTTTTGCCAATGCCCTCTTTGGATAACCTTGCCATGACCTCGGCAATTGCTTCATATACATGAGTGGCCTCAGTCAGTTTGGCAGGAGCAAACTCTTTGTTGTCAGTGTTTGATGGCATTTTGAATTTCCTCCTCTGATAACTCAGAATTGATAACTGCCAAGACAAGTTCTGCGATGGCCTCTACAGCCTTTTCAGCAGTTTCCCGTGGCATCTCAGGGGTAGCTTCCATCATGGCCTCTACAGCCATTAAATAGGCTTTCTCAATAGTTTGCACGTTCATGTCCACTCCTTGATGCTCAGTGAGGATTGGCGAATGGAGTAGGCTTCCTTGGCAGGGGTGATCTTCTCTAAAGATGCTTTGTAAGACCGCATAGGCCATGAAATGTGCAGACTGCCAACCTTGCCCCTTTCGGCATTGCCAAGCAGCATCTTGATTTCTTTTTCAGCCGAGTCAATCTCAGATTCTGCTTTGCGGATAAGTGTCTTGTTGTGAACAATAGCTTGTGCCAGTTCTAATGCGTTGCCATCTAACTCTATTTCTTCTTTTTTTGCATAGGGATAAAACCGATCCACTTCCTTGCTCGACTCAGGTGGATACCAATCGATCTCCTTAGATTTGGTGTATTTAAAAAGCTTGTTGTCAAACTCAAGCACTGAGCTAATAATCTTTTGCTGAGTTTCGTAATGCGTATCAAACAAGAAAACCCTCAGTTCAATGCCGCCATACAGGACACACACTGCGCCCCATCTAAAGCCAGTGACTAGCATCTGGCCTTGCAACTGGATAGGCCCTCTTGCTAAGTGTGGCGTGTCTTCAGGATTTGTCTTTGTCAGCTTGGCCTCAAGAACACCTGTACCAATTAACTTGATACTTGGAGCACCAACTACATGGATGCCCTTAGACGGGTCATGCGTGATTGTCTGACCCTCACCCTCGCCTGTCCCATCCAAGGAACAGGAAAGAGGGACTAGATCGTGCGTGAAGGCTTTTCTAATGTCGGTATCAAACTGAGTAATTCCCAACCTTTTTGCCGCCTCACTCAAAATAACGGGTTCTAGGGTATTCCCCCATCCCATTGCCTCATTCCCTATATCGGGTCTCTCCTTGCCATCAAGTGCGTTAATCGAATACTGCAGTTCATCATTGGGCGTTGAATATTTACTAAAACCCAATAATCCAGGCAGGCGGCTCGCACTCATTTGC